AGGTGGGTGAAAATCTTCCGCATCCTACAATCACCGACCTCGGTTATGTAATGGCCAATTCCGAGGTTGTTCACGGTGATGCGTATGAACGCCTCCTGGATGTTTTAGGTATTGATGATTCGTTCGATCGTATTCTTCAAGAGGACATTATTCGCGGTCGTGTTACCTACCTTCGTAAGTACCTCCAGCCATTTACTCCCGACAAGAAAAAGCAGTTTGTTTATTCGCTGATTCTGTTCACACTGTTCGTTGAGAACATTGCTCTTTTTAGTCAATTCTACACTATTAGCTACTTTGGTCGTTTCCGCAATCTCCTTAAGGATACCAATAAGCAAGTGGAGTACACTTCCCGAGAGGAGAATCTCCATGCCATGATTGGTATCAAGCTCATCAATACCATCCGCGACGAACACCCCGAACTCTTTGATGCCGAACTGAAAGAGAAGATTATTTCCGAATCCCTCCTTGCCATTGAATACGAGTGCAAGATCATTGATTGGATTATGAATGGTTATAGCGTTGAAAGTCTCAACACACCCATTCTCCGCGAGTTCATTAAGAACCGTATGAATGAATCTCTTGTCCAGATTGGCTTTGAAAAGCTGTTTGATGTCAATAAGGAAATGGTCAAGAAGACACTTTGGTTTGATGAACAGATTCTCGGTAACAATATGACCGACTTCTTCCATTCACGTCCTATTGAATACTCCAAGAAGGGGCAGAGCTTCAATCAATCTGATCTATTTTAATTATGAGTTCCACGCAAGAAAAATACTATTGGCTAAACACGCACTCGCGTCAGTTCCTTGAAAGAGGATACCTGAAGGAAGGAATGACTCCGGAAAAGCGTATTCGTCAGATTGCCGACCGTGCAGAGAAACTGTTGGATATTGAAGGTTTTGCCGATAAGTTCGAGGACTATATGGCACGTGGATTCTATTCACTTTCCACTCCGGTATGGACCAACTATGGTAATGACCGCGGTCTTCCAGTCTCCTGCTTCAATTCCCATATTGGCGACAAGATGGAAGTCATCCTGAATAAGGCCGCAGAAGTTGGTATTATGTCGAAGCATGGAGGCGGTACCTCGGGTTACTTCGGAGACCTTCGTGCTCGCGGTACTCCCATCTCTGTCGGCGGTGAATCTTCGGGTCCCGTTCATTTCATGGAACTGTTTGATACCATTGCCGAAGTCATCTCACAGGGTTCCGCCCGTCGTGGTTCCTTTGCTGCGTATCTACCAATCGAGCATCCAGATGTGGCAGAATTCCTTCAGATTCGTTCGGACGGTCATGCCATTCAGAATATGTCAATTGGTATTACCATTACAGACAAGTGGATGGAGTCCATGATTGCCGGTGATAAGGATAAACGTGAGACATGGACGAATGTCATTAAGAAACGCTTTGAGACTGGTTATCCCTACATCTTCTTTACGGATACCGTCAATAAAGGAGCTCCTGCAATTTACAAAGAAAAGAAGCGCAAGATTAATTCAAGCAATCTTTGTTCCGAAATCTGTCTTTCATCCAATGAGGATGAGTCATTCGTCTGCGTCCTTTCCTCTCTGAATCTCCTACATTGGGAAGAAATTAAGGAGACCGATGCCGTTGAGACAATGATCTACTTCCTTGATTCCGTGAACCAAGAGTTCGTGGACAAGACTGCAGACATGAAGTTTATGGAGGCTCCGCACCAGTTTGCAAAGAATCAACGCGCATTGGGTCTTGGTGTTCTTGGCTGGCACTCATTGCTCCAGTCCAAGTCCATCGGTTTTGAATCCATTGAAGCCAAACTGCTCAATACGGGCATCTGGCGCGTCATTCGTGAACGTGCCGATAAAGCCACTCTGGAGCTTGGTGCAAAGTTTGGTGAGCCGGAACTCTTGAAGGGTACCGGTCGCCGTAATGTCACCACCCTTGCTGTGGCTCCGACCACTTCATCCAGCTTTATTCTGGGTCAGGTTTCTCCGTCAATTGAGCCATTGAATTCTAATTACTTCGTAAAGAAATTGGCCAAGGGTTCCTTTACCTATAAGAATCCATATCTCAAGGACGTGCTCAAGAAGCACGATAGAAACGATGAGGATACATGGAAGTCAATCCTGACCCATGGTGGTTCGGTACTTCATCTAAAGTTCCTCACGAATGAGGAAAAAGAAGTCTTCAAGACATTCGGTGAGATTTCTCAAAAGGAAATTATTATCCAAGCCTCTGCTCGCCAGAAATACATTGATCAAGGTCAGTCCTTGAACCTTATGGTCCATCCAAAGACCTCTCCGAAGGAAGTAAATCAGCTTATGATCTACGCCTGGGAGAACAAGATTAAGACACTCTATTACCAACGTGGAACGCACCCGGCTCAGGAGCTTGGTCGTAACCTACTTAACTGCGCGTCCTGCGAAGCCTAATGCCTAAAGTACAAATTAATTGCTATTGCTGCGGTTGCACCTCCACCATTTCATTCATAGAGGAGATTATCGATCCTGATGTGGATGAAGGTGAGGAGGATACTTCGGTAGAGAACTATCCCGAGTATTGCCCAATGTGCGGCAATCATTGCAGCGAAGAAGGCGACATCGACGAGGAATGATAAATAAGCCATTATGTGGCTTCATCATGACTCTCCGTTTGAACCAATTGAATTAGACCCAAAAAAAATTTACGGGTTCGTCTATTTAATAGAGAACCTCGTGAATGGTCGTAAGTACGTCGGAAAGAAACTCTTTTTCTTTAAGGGCTTTAAAACGGTCAAGAAGAAAAAGAAGCGCATCCTTGTTGAGTCGGACTGGAAGACCTATTATGGTTCCAGCAATGCACTTCAAAAGGATTTAGATGAAATAGGCAAAATAAATTTCCGTAGGATTATTCTGCACCTATGCACCAGCAAGAGCGAGTGTTCCTATTTAGAAATGAAGGAACAGGTGGAAAGAAATGCCATTCTCTCCGACGAGTACTACAATGACCAGATTCGTGTAAGAGTGACTCGTGTTCAACTCACAAAGTACCGTAAGTCCTTATTGGTTAATACAGTTGAATAGAGATTCATTATAACGGTTACAGGTTAAATGTAAACCATCAAATAGATGAATTTTATGGTTTACAAGGAGCCGTAATATGGTATGATTGATTCATAATGATACTCATCGACTATTCCGGCATTGCCATTTCCAACATCTTTGCACAAAAAGTTACCGTCTCCGAGGATATGGTACGCCACATGATCCTAAACTCTTTGCGGATGTACAACCTTAAATACCGCAAGGAATACGGTACAATGGTTCTTGCGTGTGACGGTGGTTCATGGCGCAAGGAAATCTTTCCGCAATACAAAGCCAGCCGTAAGACCAGCCGTGACGCCAGTGGGCTTGATTGGAATGAATTCTTCCGCATCCTGAGTGTGGTTCGTGACGAGGTCAAGGAACACCTTCCCTACAAAGTGGTTCATATCCAGAATATCGAAGCCGATGACATCATTGGTACCTTAACCGAAAATCATTGGTACCTCGAGCGCGGGCCCGTCATGATCATTTCTGCCGACAAGGATTTTATTCAGCTCCAGCGGTACCCCAATGTTCGTCAATTCTCCCCTATGACGAAAGCCTTTGTGAAGGAAAACAAGCCTTTTAATTATCTTTACGAGCATATTATGCGTGGAGACAGTGGCGATGGTATTCCCAATGTCCTTTCTCCCGACAATACGTTTGTCGATAAGATTCGTCAGAAGCCTATTTCTACCAAGAAAATCGAGCAATGGATTGCTTCTTATGATAACCTTGATAAGGTAATGGACGAAGCGACCTACCGTAACTTCCAGCGTAACCAAGCTCTTATTGACCTAAACAAAGTACCTCGGGACAAGAAGGCGCTTATTATAAATACCTTTGAATCGGTGAAACCCAATTCAAACGTCCTAAACTATCTTATATCAAAACGATGCACTCAACTTATTGAATGTGCAGAGGAATTTAATTCACTATGAAACTAGAAATCTACGAAATCCTTGAAAAGGCTGCCGCTGCTCCAACGAGAGTGGAGAAAATTAATGTCCTCAAAAAGTATGACTCACTTGGTCTCAGGGATATTCTCCGTGCCGCCTATGATGATTTCATTGAATTTAATCTTCCTCCAGGAGTCCCCGAATACAAATCAAATGTATCAAAGGAAGGTCTCACTCCGACATCACTTCTCCGCCAGACCAAGATGATGACCTACTTTGTAAAGAAGGGTCAGGGAGACAAATTAATGCCGGTCAAGCGTGAACGTATATTTCTTCAAGTGCTTGAAGGTATCCATCCAAAGGATGCAGAGATTCTGCTTGCCGTAAAGGATAAGAAGTTTGCGGGCAAATACAAAGGTCTCACTAAGGCTTTGGTCCAAGAAGTTTGGCCAAAACTCATTGAGCTCTAACACTTTCTTGAAAGGCGCAATTGCGTCTTCTATATCATGTCGGGTAGTAAACAAACCAAAAAACACATGATCGCTTCACAACTGGAAAGACTCAAGCAAGATTATACTGATCTAGACTATTATATCCAGAGATTGCAAAAAGAAGGAAATACCCTATCCATTACCGGTATGCAAAAGAAGCAACAGTTTATCAAGGAAGTAATTGAATCTCTCCAATCAGAAGAGATTATGCAAGCGGCATAATTAATGGTTTACATTTGACCGTATCCGTATAGGATATACACTACATTATGAATATCTTTGTTTTAGACCGTGACCCTGTCATTGCGGCTCAGCTGCAATGCGATAAGCACGTCGTCAAAATGATTGTCGAATCGGCGCAGATGCTCTGCACTGCACATCGTTTGCTCGATGGTACAATGCGCGAGACCAAGAAATATGTTGCCGGTTCTCTTCCCGCTCGTTGGCGCAAGGGTAAGGAATGGCTGCTTCCGAATGCAGAAAAAGACGCCAAGTTCTACAAAGCCGTTCATATGCACCATCCGTGCACAATATGGACCATGGAAAGTATTGCCAACTACGAATGGCATCACCAGCACTTCGATGCTCTGTGCACCGAATACACTCATCGTTACGGCAAGGTCCACAATACGGAAAAACTGTTACTCGAAGACCTTATTGACCCACCAACTTCCATTCCCAGCGGTCCCATGACGCAGTTTAAACTTGCCATGAAATCCTTTCCTCAATGTATGCACCCCGATGATCCTGTGCGTTCATACCGTGAGTTCTATCAGACCAAGCAGGCTCGGTTTAAAATGACCTGGTCAAACCGCAATGTTCCAGAATGGTTCATTGTTACCTAATATGCCAAACTACGACTATCACTGTAAAGAATGTGGACACGAGTTCACCCAAATGACTCCTATTGATGACCGCGATAAGCCCACGACCGCCGAATGCCCATCCTGCCATAAGATTGGTGCCGTGTCCCGCGGAGTCACCGCAGTGAAAGTGAGCTATTCTGGTTTTAAGGATATGTACAACCGTGCCGGAAATGGCTGGAAGGAAATACAACAGAGAATTAAGAAGGGTTCGGGTCGCAAGAATTCCATCAAAACAAAATAATCTCATGGCCAAACTGAAAAACAAACAGAAAAACAAACAACCGTCAACGGTAATTCCTTTGATTTCCTACAACAATCTAAGGGTTGTTGAACCGTTGACTCTGACTCAAAAGAAAGTGTTTGCTGCGTACAAGAAAAAGAATCATCTATGCCTTTCTGGTGCAGCGGGTACGGGTAAGACCTTTATGGCAATGTACCTTGCACTTGAGGAGGTAATGAAGGGTGAATCTCCCTACGAGAAAATCATTATTGTTCGTTCGGTTGTTCCGACACGTGACATTGGTTTCCTTCCGGGCGACCGTTCCGAAAAGGAAGCAACATATCTCACACCCTACATTAGTATCCTTGCGGAACTATTTAGTGATAAGTTGGCATGGAATAAACTGGTGGCCAAGGGTACCGTGGAATTCCTCACAACCTCATTTGTTCGTGGTATCACTCTGCGCAAGTCTATTGTGATTGTGGATGAAATGCAGAACCTCACATTTCACGAACTTGATTCGATCATTACCCGCTTGGGCGAGGACTGCCGATTCATTATGTGCGGCGACTATTACCAATCCGACCTTGAGAAATCCAAGGACAAGAGCGGTATTGTCGACTTTATGAAAATCATTTCTCAGATGAAATACTTCCATCAGTCCGAGTTCGGCTGGCAGGACATCGTGCGATCCGGAATCGTACGAGACTATATCATGACAAAAGAACTCCTTCGCAAAGAAAAATAAGCAATATGTACAACAAAGGCAAATCTGACGAATCGGACAAATTCGATCGTAATTTTCGTCGCCAGAACAAAAAGAAAAATGCTCGTCCTACTCATACGAATGAGGACGAAGAGGACTTCCGTTTGAGCGGTCCCATTGATGCCGAAGAGGTCTTCAAGAGCTACGAAGAATACGAAGATACTAAATGATTTTTACGCATAAACCCATTGATCTAGGATATAAAGACCTAGTATGTGAGACCTTAGAAACAGGGCGTACATACATGACGCCGAAAGGTACCAAGTACCCATCCGTCACTACGGTCCTTGGGATACTGAGTAAGAATGACATTCTTGCATGGCGCAACCGTGTCGGCGAAGAAGAAGCCAATCGTATCTCTCGTAGGGCTGCTGTTCGCGGTGAAGATGTCCATAAAATGGCAGAACGCTATCTGAATAATGAGACATTGGACCCAAAGAAATATATGCCGCATCTATGGCATACCTTTGGTACGATTAAACCCATCCTCGAGAAGAGAGTCAATAACATAGTACTTCAAGAGTGCCCTCTGTATTCCGATCATCTGGGTCTTGCAGGAAGAGTTGATCTTATTGCAGAGTTTGATAGTGTGCTGTCGATTATTGACATTAAAACATCCAAGAGAGTGAAGGAGAAGGAAGACATTCACAGTTACTTCATGCAGGAAACATCCTACGCGATTATGTTCGAGGAGCGCACTGGGATTCCTATTACCAACATTGTGACCATTATGGCCATTGATGAGAACGAACCACGGGTATTTAAGGAACACCGTGATAACTGGGTAAAACCTCTCCGCGAAACAATTGCAGAATACACTCGGATGAGAATCTTCGGACGGGTATAAATAAAACCATTATGATGAATGAACCTAAACTTGGTAATCCATT